AAAGCCTAAATCAAGAGTCACATCTATGGTGTCTCCATCTATTACCCTTTCCAGTATAGCGTTGTATACAAATGGCGTGACTGATTTAGACATAGCTAATTACTTCTTAGCTTTGCCAATATTCAATGCCAACATCTCTAATATTTTATAGAGCTTTCCGATCATGGCATCATCTTTTGGTGATGGCGTTAAGGCACATACTATTGATGCTGCACAAACAACACCAGTAACTATACCTAACCATTCTCCTATCATTCCCATCATAATATTATCTCCTATAATGAATGAATCTAAATGGTATCAAATTATTTAGTGTCTGACACCTTTTCTTCAGGATTATCTTTTTTGTCATAGTCTCTATAAAACTTCACGATTGATAATGTATCTCTTAAATATCGTTTGATTTCTGCCATATTCATAGACAAGTTTTCATATTCTTTGCTAGTTAAAGAGTAGTATGCAACAGCAGGTGCAGAGCCATTTTCATAATCTACTAGATAATCTTTCATTAATTCAGGAGTTAATATTACCCAGTCTATATCTGTAAGTGCCACCTCATAGGGGAGAGGAGGATGGTACATTGGAACTGGCTCTGCAATCGTTACTACCTCTACAGGTTTAGTTGTAGGTAGCATAGAACAATTAGCCAAGACTATTAGTATGATTGTGTTGCTTATTAATTTTAAACTATTCATCAAACTGATTTGGGTCTGTTAAGGCTATTATTTCTTCTTTGACTTTTTTTGTACCCTTGTTCACAATGTTTTCTATTAACTTAGGTTTCTTCAATGCTAAATTATCTAAATCATGTTTTGCAAAGGTTGTTCTTAATTTGTTTACTTCTTTTACTGCTTCCTGTTTTTCTTTTTCTATTGCTTGTATTTGCTTTTGTGCCTGTTCCTGATTCGCAAGGTAAGTTTTTATAGATGCATTTTGTTCTGCTATAGATTTTTCTAAGGCTATTTGATTGCCTTTGAGTGTTGATATGTTGTCTTGAAGTCTATCAATATACCAAGCACTACCTGATATTGAGACTAACAATAAACCACCTAGTATTATTGATAACTTGAATCCCATAGTAGGATTCTATATGGATATTACCTTTTATACAATTTTCTGATTTCTTCTTTTATAAAAGGAGCATATATTACTACAGGTTCTTCTTTACCTTTTACCTTAATTTCATCAATACGCTGACAAGCTGTGTTTGCTTCATTGTAAGTATATTCAGATATAAGTATTGGCGTGTCATAGGTTCTTGTTTGTACTTCTAATCTAGCACCAAGATTTACAGCATCTCCAACAACTGAATAATCAAACCTGAGTTCAGAACCCATATTACCTACAATACAAGTTCCTGTGTTTACCCCAGTTCCTATAACGACTGGTGGTAAATCATAACCATCTTCTTTTAGTTGTAAATTAAGCTGTTCTGTAAGTAATTCTATTTCTATAGCAGTTTTTACACCCATTTCAGCATGATTATTACAAGGCAAGGGTGCGTTCCAAAAAGCCATAATACAATCGCCCATATACTTATCAATAGTTCCACCATTTTTAAGAATTACCTTAGTCATGCGATCTAAAAACAAATTAATCAATTCTACTAAGCCTTCAGGGTCATCATTTTTCATGTAGGCTTCTGATATAGGCGTAAAACCTACAATATCTGCAAACATAAACGTCATTTCTTTTCTATCTCCACCTAACTTCATCAATGAAGGGTCTTTTACAATCATATCTACCATATCAGGCGATATATAAGTACCAAACTGTCCTTTTATTTGTTCTCTTAGCTTCCATTGTTCTCTAAAGCGTAAATAGAATGCTATTGCTCCAGTAATGAACTGTGCGATTAGTGTCCATGTAACATCTATTAATAAACCCCTGTGGATAAGTGCATATCCTGTATAAGCTGTTAATAACATCACAAATAAAGCTGTTATAAGTCCATAGGTTATGCCCAAAGCGTTTAATAGAATCCATATAAGGCTTACTGAGACTACAAATATTAGTATTTCTAAAGCTAATGCCCAATCAGGTATATAAGGACTGTCTTGTATTAAGATTGATTCTGATAGAGCTGCTTGTATCTTATGTGGTTCTAATAATCCTACAGGAGTAGCTATTTGTGGCATCACACCATTAGCAGTAACGCCAACAAAAACAAACTTTCCTGCAACATTCATTTCTTTTAAGTCTGTTTGAGGTGTATCTACCCAACTTATCCACTTACGCCCTAAACTATCTGTTTTAACTGGTGGTATTCCTCTAATTGATATTTCTTCTATACCATTATCATTAGTTTTTATAATGTAAGTTTTTACACCAAACAATGCTTTATAGATTTGTGTTCCAAAAGCAGGAATCCAGTCGTTATCAGGTGTGCTTACAAGTAATGGGATTCTGCGAACAAGTTGGTCAACTTCGGTGGGAGCAATGGCTAGACCCTGCAGTGTATTATCTTTTAGAGTGTTCAGGTTTTCCTTAACTCCCATAGAGACTATAGCACGAACATCATTACCTTTGACAACAGTTCCTGCAGGTTTTGGATAATTTCCACTATTATCTTCAAACATAGCTAAAACAGATGGTGCATAACCTAATGTTGTAGCAAAAACTTCATCACCACCCATTCTGTCTGCTTGTGGAAAAGATATAACCCAACCTACTCCAATTGCACCTTCATTGATAAGGTCAACTTGTATTTGAGCTAGTGTTCTTCTTGGAAATGGATAGCCACCCTGATCTTCTACATCTTCTTCTGTAATATTTAGAATTACAAAGTTACCTGATGGTTCTTGTTGTTTAACTAACCCATCAAAGGTTCTTAGTTTTAGTATTTCAGTTGGTGTGCTTTGAAATATAAGTGGGAGTGATAATAGTATTACTATCGGAAACAGAAATCTTTTCATCACAAAATAATAGCATAAAAAAAGGGTCAATTAAGACCCTGTGTTTTTTGTAAGATTTTATATCTTAATACTAAATTTTTTAACTAATAGTGTTTTCAAAAGTAGCCATAAGACTTCCATCTTGAAAATAAATTTTATGATCTCCATTGTACATAAATCCATTGATATCAAAGTTATTTATAACTTCTGTATCTCCCCAATTTTCATAAATTTTATTACCATTACGACCATTACCCATTGGCACTAAAAAGTAAGTGACATCATCATGAACTAAAACATCACCTTCTGATGTACTTCTGTGACCATCATCAGACCATGCTTCGTCTATATTTTGTGTTTTTCTGTATGCATATTGAAAAGACTCTGTATCAATAGTAGCTACAAGTTTGTAAGGCTTTTCGTTATTTGCGAATTCAGTTGCTTGGTATACTTTTATCATTTTATTTTTCCTTGCTTTTTAAAAGCGTTTTTCATTTTATACAACCATTATCGTTTATTTTGATGAAGATGTAAACCCATTTTGGAATAATAATTAAATTATTTTATTCGCTTTGCGTAATAGTTATCACAGAGTCTCCACCACCATTTATCTTAACAACATTAGAAACACCATCTTGGATGATAATTAAAGTATAAGCATCATTGCCATCAAGGTCTAATCTCACAGAATCATTTACACTTCTTCTTATACTAATCACATCACCAGCTATTAAGGTTGTTATTTGTGTTTCTGTATCTTGACCTATTCTTGTACCTTTAATATCTATACCACCTGTATCAGCTAAAACGTCTTCATCTTTACTAATAGCTAATGAGTCTAATACATTTAGCAAATCTTCAAGAAAGTTTGTATCAAGGTAGTTAATATCTAATTCTGTAAACTCTAACTCATCTTCTCCAAGAAAGTCCTCATCAAGATAATCTATGTCTAGGTCATTAAAATCTAAAATGTTTTCTTTTGAGTTTTGTGAAACTTCTTCTGTGATATCTATTTCTTTTTTTGGTGGTGTGACAATTAACATATTATCAATAATGTCTAATGTTAAATCTAATATGACTGGTTTACTTGGTTTAGATTCAAAAACACTTACTGTAGTTGCTTGATAAGGTTTATTTAATAAAACAGTACCCATAGCAGTAACAACTTCTATTTCACCACTAGACAAGCCTAGAGCATCAGGCAAAAGTATTATTAGTGATCTCCCCAACTCATCAACTGTAGCTGTAAAATCTGTTCCACGAATAGCAATATTTGCTGTTGGTGTCTTTAGCTTTATGTTTTGTTTATCTATTCTGTTTAAATTGCCTGTGATAAATCTTGCTGTTCCTAAACCAAATGTAAGAGCCATCTTTGATTTAGATGGGTCAGGGTCATAGATGTATTCATCTATTAACAGTTGTGAATGTTCTGTAAGTTTTACAACAGAATCATCAAGAAATGTAATAGCCATTCTGCCATTAGATGTAATAGCTTCATCATTGCTTTGTATAGCAAATTCTAGGGTAGCATCTAGTGGCTTGTCTCTTACTATTTTTGCTGAACCATTAAGTTCAGATATCCCACCAATATCAGCAGCTAGTGCTTGTTCCTTGATCGTTTTGGATAATACAAACAGTGGAAGCAGCATTCCCACCAATACTAATAACTTTAAGCCAGTCATTGTCTTGTGTACTCAGTTGTTGAATATTAAAAGTTCTTTGTCCACCTGTATGATCTAACCAAAAGTAACCTCCTGCTGAAGAAGTAACACCTGTACCTGTATAGTTTACTGTATTATCACTTCCGTCAATATCCATGTAGTTTGTTGCACCATCAATATTTATGTTAGATGTAATAGTGTTATTAGAACCTTGTATTATCCAGTCTAAATCTAGTGTAGCTGCTAATGCAGTAGTTCCTTGATTTAAAGTAAATGTATTACTAGAGCCTGTAACAGCTATGTTCTGATTTGAACTGTCAGCACCAAAAGTATTACTTGGGTCAACTTGTATAGTAAAGACATTACTATTACCAGTGAAGTTGTATAAAGCAGTGAAGCTATCTGCCCATATATCACCTAGAAACTTGTTAGTGTTTCCAATCATGTTAATGTCAATAGTCATGGTTGTGCCATCAATATCAAAAGGTGTAAGACTACCAGCAGTAGAATTAAGACCACCTATGATATTAGATATACCAAGTTGCTCTATATCAAGATTTAATGTTGTACCACTTTGGTCTAAATATATTTCGTTATCAGCCGCGAATATTGGCAATGCAATCAGCATCACACTCAGGCTTATTAATTTTAGTTTCTTCATGTTTCCAAAAACTCCTGTCGTAACCGACATTAATTAATTCTAAAACTGCACCCTCAATGGCTTTCATCAAGGCTATAGTTGTAGACTCATTGCGAGAATTTCCTAATTCAATTTCAACAAGTTCTGTACCCATTTCTATGAATCTAAAAACATCTTCTGACTTACCATAACTAAATATGGTTTTTTGGCTTAATACTTCTATAAGTATTTCACCAGTTGCAACTGATACCATGCGAAGGGAAACAGTAATATTATCTTCTCTGTATTGAATACTAGTTCCTATTCCTAAATACCTAGCACCAACGCCACCAGTTGACAAGTTACTATCATAACTTATTACAGCACCTTCTAACAAGACACCTGCAAATAGCAGTGGTGGTACATTCTTATCTTCACCTTCTTTTGCAAATTGTTCTCTTGCAGACCTTATCAACTGTCTTTCTTTAGTTAGATTATCTAAACCCACCCTTTCTACCACCCTAAAGAACTCACCATTACTTGCATGTTTTAATGCTCTAATTAATAAAGTGTGTGGTGCTTGGGTTACAGCAGTAGAAAACAAAGCAAACTCACTGTTGCTTTTACGCTGTCCTGTTTGATCTGTAAACGCTGAAGGGTAAACTGCTACAACAGGTAGCACTGAAGGTTTTTTTACATTAGCAAGTTCTTCTGAATTTAACTCTGCAATATTTACTATATCCTTAGACTTGTATCTAAGTTCTACAGTATCTTCAAACTGGTTAAAAATTGAACAACTAGAAAGTAAAAGAACCGATAGGTATTGTAATTTCTGTAACTGTGCCATCTGCTTCGGTTATTTTTAAAGTTAAATATGTTCCATCAGATGAATACTCTATAGTATTTCCTTCTAAGGATATAGTTCCACTTGACTGTGGTGTTTCACCAAATAAATTAGCGATTAGCTGTCTGCTAAGTTCTGCATATACTCTACTTTCAAAATTTCTAATAAATCTTTGCACTGTAGAATTTTCTTTATCTCTTTCTGCTTCTTCTTTAGCAGCTTTAATCTCATCTTTTATTTTTTGTTTTCTATTAAATTCTTGGTTTTCAATGGTCAGATAATGACTAGATGTATTAATCCCACTAAAACTAGGTGACTTAAACTTATGAACTATTTGGTCTGCTTTAAGATTTTGTACAAATATGCCTATAATTAAAGCCAATCCAAAAGCCACTACAAACCATGTTATTCTAGTTTTTTCTAGTTCATCTTTCCTACGCTTTAGTTCAGCGTTACTAGGTCTACCTCTTTTCTTCTTAATCTTTTCTTTGGTCATCTCTATCTGCCTTAGCAATTTTACTGCTATCTATAAGTTGAGGTACGCCAAGAATAGTTTTAATTAAAGTGTCTTGTCTTATAATTTCATTGTCTAAACTACGCACCCTATCAATTAATGCTACTAGTATTCCATGTTGTGAGTCAAGTTTTGTGCCTAGTCGTTCTTCTATAGCTGCTATTTGTGATTCTACTTTTTCATCAACATTATCAAGTTTAGTTTCCATGCCATCTACAATACGCATAATTAGTTTGTATATAAACCAACCCAAGCCAACAGAAGCTGCTATTGGAAAACCAACCTCTTGAATTACTTTTATTGCCATATCCATAATTATTCAGAGTAAGACCTTATTTCATCAGACGTTATAATATGTTGCTCCATTTTGCTTTGTGTAGCATCAGTGTCAACATTGCCATCTGCATCTAAAACGCATGGCACTTCAAATATAGCTCCATCTGATGTTCTTGTAGCTATATAAAAATTAATAAAATTATCGCTTTCTCGTTGTACTGTTTCATATTCCATTATTTAAAACCTAAAGTAACAGGAGATGATGTCGGACTAGAAAAAACACCTGCTGCTGTTGAACTATCAGCCATAGTCCAAATTCTAGTGCTTCCTACCTGCTGAAAAGTTAGACTACTTCTTGTACGAGTTGCATTTGGTGTGCCACTTGTATTTGACTGATTGTAATAAATATCAACTGTAGTCCACCCTGCGTTTCCTGTAGGTGTTCCAGTTGTATCAGAAATATAAAACTGGGTTGCATTATTATTTACAGCGTACCATTGCCAACTTGGATTAGTGCTATATAAATCACAAGTTGCATCTGACACAGAGCCAAAAGCTGTAGAGCCAACATTACCATAACCCTGAAATGATTGACCAAAAATTGTAGTTGCTGCATTAGTGACTGTAACAATCCAATCATAATAAGATGCACCATAAAAGTTAGACATAGATATTGCACCTGAAGATACACCTGCAAGACTTCTTAAATCTGTTTCACCCATAGATGATGTAGCAGTTGCTGATCTCCCTAATTCAACATTAATTGACCTGTCAGTTGTAGTGCCACCAATGGACATAGTTCCACTAGATGCTAGAGTCATTATCTAACCTAACCTTTAATGCATCTATTTGCTTTTGTTGGTCTTTAACAGTTTCAATTAAATATCCAACTAAGTTGCCATATGCTACTGACTTAGTACCCATTTCATCATCTGCAGTCATTACAAGTTCAGGTGCTATTTCTTCTATTTCTTGTGCAATAACACCACTACTTTTAACACTATCTTTAATAAAGCTAACACCACGCATTTGTAATGCTTTTTTACTGTCTAGTGTTTGTATGTTTGTTTTTAATCTTTTGTCTGAAAAGGCTGTTACGTTGCCACTACTTGTTATTTCACCTGAAGATATAGTTCCTATGTTGCTCATATTACGAGAACTATCTATAACAGTCGTTCCTGCATTTACAGTTCCAATTTTTAATGATCTACATATTGGTGCAGCACTTTGTATAACAATTCCATAATCACCACTATCAGAACCATAATAATAAGCTGCACCATCAACTGCTGATATAAGATTTTTACCATTATGACCTTTGTAATCTATTGATGCTGTTGTAGAACTTGAACCAAATTCAGTTCCTTTTACTGCACCTGAACTTGTTATTGCACCTGATGATATAGTTCCAACTGTAATATTTGGACTACCTGATAACCCTGTTGCAGTAATACCAAGTGCGTTTATTTGTGCTTGTGTTTGGTCTGCTGTAGCACCACTTTCTATGCCATCTAATTTTGAACCATCTGCTGAAATATCTCTACCATCAACAGTTCCTGTTACTGTCATATTTCCTGATAAAGCTATGCTTGTTAAACCTGTTAGTGCAGTATCAAGATTAAGAGTGACAGCACCTGACGTGCCACCACCATTAAGGTTAGTACCTGCACCGACTGAAGTAATGTCTCCAGTTCCACCACCACCGACAGCAGAACCATTAAAGTATAAAGAACCACTTACGTTATATAGTTTGTTAGTTGTAGTGCTTGGTGTTTGTGATGGTAAGGCTAAAGCATCTGCTGTAACCTCTCCAGTGAAGGTTGCGTTCTGTGATGAGTCAAATGTTAGAGCTAAAGCACCATCTGCATTAATCTTGAATGTGCCACTTGCTCCACCATCTGCAGATAGGGTTGTGCCACCAACAGCATCATAAACCAAGCCAACAACTTGCGTATTTCCTGAACCTGCCTGTATTCTAAAACCACCACTACCTGTTGAACTTCTTAGTATTGCATCTGCTTGTGTAGTATCGCTTGATATTCCAGTAACTTTACCAATTATTAAATCAGGTTGAGTTCCTGTAGCTTCAAAATTACCAGCTACAACAAAATCTCCATCAATAGCAGCTCCTTCATTAAGAGTTAGTAAACCAATACCACCAACTTCTGAATAAGTTAAAACATCATCTAAAGGCTCGTTATTTAATGTAATAACACTAGCATCTAAAGTACCTGTAACAGTGGCGTTAGTCACATTTAATGAAGTAGCTGTAACTGAGCCAGTTATTGTGGCACTTGTTGCAGTTAATGCTCCACCACTTGTCACAATAAAAGCACCTGAACCTAAATTAATAGATGACGAAGAACCATTAATTGCAATACCTGAATTGTTAATAGTTACATCACCACCACTAACAGTCACATTGGCTGCATTTAAAGTACCTGTATCTATATCATTAGCACTTATAGAACCAAAGACACCTGAATCTGAAGTTATAGTACCTGCTGTGATTCTGTCTGCATCTATACTACGTGCTATTACCTTTGCACCTGCTATCGTGCCATCTACAACTAAATCGCCTGTAGTGAAATTACTGATCTCTACAAAAGAACCACCACTTCCTGATGTCCCTGAATATTTATAGGCTTTTGATACTTTTGGACTAGCACTGGTGTTGACCATAATTAAAACATCATCATCAAAAGGTAATCTTCCATGTGCTGTGTTGAATGCTGAATCTGAAAGAGCAGTAGTTGTGTTACCCTCTACATGAAAATAACCTGAAAAATTAGGTATAACAATGTCTGTAGCTTCTACCTTTGTAAAAGAACCAGCAGCCTGACTAGATGCACTAGATACTTTATCAAAAAAAGACACAGCTTTAACTTTAAAATAATATGTAGTTGAATCTGAAAGACCATCATCAATACCAAAAGATACCTTTTGTGTAGCACTTGGAACACCTGCTATCGTTCTTACAAGATTAGTACCATCATTGGGTGTAAACCCTGAACTTGTAGCTCTATAAATCTTAATATCCCTTAAATCAGTGTTACTTGGATTTACCCAAGACAAACCTATAGATAATGGTTTACCTGTAGTAGCTGATAAAGAAGTAGGAGCAGATGGTGTTGCTATACCTGTTCCTGAACTAGTATTTATATTAACTTCACTTGTATTAGCACTAAAAACATTATTAGCTGAAAAATGTCTAGCTACTATGTAATAAACTGAATTAGCTTTTACATTAGGTATGATTTCTTTAGTTTTACCTTTACCTGCAATCAATGAACCAATGTAAGTACCTGAAGATGTGCCATAAAGTATTTCAGTACCTTGTATTAAATCATCAGGGTTGTTTGTCCACTGAACTTGTAAATCATAACCAGTGTTAATTAAAGTTGCTGATACTGATAAACCTGTTGGTGCTGTTACGCTAAAACTACCTGTAGAAACGCTTGTGCCTTCGTCTATGGGACTGGTATAACTACTTGAAGCAAATGCATATACAGAAGAATCAATCTCTTTAAGGGCAAGTCTTGTAGCAAGAACTGGAACATCATCTGATTCTATAACTTCTAAATTTGTGCTTAAAACTTCAAATGTTTTGTTTGTATAACCCAGTCTTTCGTTTGTAAGGTAAACCCAATCAAATGGTTGTAGTTGCATATAAGCAATATTGCAAAGAACTGAAAGACTGACTTCTTTTCTAGTATGCAATAAAGCTGTTCTTTGTAACCTTTGTGCCATTGTAGTTGTATCTGTAAATGGCAACTGTATTTCTAAAGATTTTCTATAATTTGCTGAAGATTCTCCAGTTGGGGTGTCGTTACTTAAAAAAGTGCTATCTGTGTAAACAGGTGAATCGGTAGCTATATAATTATTATTAGCATCTACATATACAGCTTTTACAGTATTAAAAGACTCTCCACTACTTTGTTTTGTAGCTATAGATATCGGTGCTAATAAATTATCGTCTGTGATTGTCATATCAGGCGTAACAGAAGCACCTGCAAACATTACAAACTTACCATCTATATAAGATAACTTACCTGCACAAGAACTTAGCAATCCTTCTATGACATCACTACCACTAGCAGACATATTTGTTATGCCATTTGCTGTATAGAGTTCTTCTGTGAATGTTAGAGTTACACCATCAGCTATAGTTTGTGCTGATGATAAAGTAATTACTAAACCTCTTCTTCTAACAACCTTAACTGTTCCTGATATACCTGTACCTGTGACTGTTTGACCAACATCTATAAGTGTCAATGTTGATGATGTGTCTACTGTTACAGTCGTTGAACTTGATATAGCACCATTGACTGTAGCTGTTCCGATGGTGTTACCACTATCACAAGTATTGGCTGCTGATGAAAAACCACCTAAAGCTGTTGTGTCTAAGACTTCGCTAGATGTCGCTTTTAATCCATAAGTAGTGTCAGTTATATAATCCCTTACACATAGAGCAGGATTATCAGACCATGCAGTAGATGATGTTCTAGGGTCATAAACTTTCTTACCTTTTACAACAAAAGCCATAGGTGGAATACCACCACCAAATGCTTCAGAATCTACAACCATTTCTATCAACATATAAGACATGCCAATAAACTTGTCTGAAGATGTTAAAGATGTGTTATTTACTACAGTTGAATTAGCTGTTGTTTGTGAGCCATCTACAAAAACATATCTAAGCAAAGAACTTTGTACGCCAAATTTATTTTCATTATCAGCATTAACAAATTTACTATTTGTTGCATATTGGAATCCACCACTTGAAACAGTAGTTAAAATCTCATCATTAATAAGTACATCTTCAAGACCTTCTACTTCATGTCCTGCCAAAACAACTATCATAGATAGCTTGTAGTTATCAGTTCCTGAGGTTTCTATATGAGTTATTGTTCCACCGACTCTAGCTTTACCATATATTATCTGTCTTGGTGCAGTGGCTGTTCTTGATGCTATTTTATTACCGAAGTTTTCCGTAGCAGTAGCTTTGATGCCTTTTGACATCAATCCACCGACTAAAGTTGATATAGCTGATAAAGCAGCCATTTCCATTGCTGTTACACCAAATAAAGTGGCTGCTGCACCACCGACACCTGCTGTTCCGAACACAAAAATTGCACCTGACATAACAGCAAATGTCACTACAAATATTGTTACTGCTGCTTTTACTGCTTTAGCCATTAGACACTCTCCACACAGATATAATATTCACATTTTGTTTTGCTACTACCATATCATCTGATGGTGTTAATACTTTAAACCCATCTGATATACCTACTAATTCTGATTCTTCTTTATAAACTACTAAATCGCCTTTTTGCATAAATGCTTTATCCACTTGCATTACATCTTTTTCTTTACAGGCTTTGGCAATGCTTTTAGATAGCGTTTTTCCATATTCTTTGATTGATCGCATAGCTTCTGCTTCTGTTTTCCATTTTAATTGTTTAGGTATTAAATCTTTACCAGTCATAGCTTTAATACATGCATTAGCAAATTTACAACAATCCCAAGAACCCCATGCAAAACCTTTGAATCTATTTTTTGCTATAAATTCATCAAGCAAAATGTTCCAATCTGTTTTTTTAATTAGCACTATCTTTCTTCCTGAACACCGACATTTCTACCATTATCTCTACCACCACCACCACTACCACCTGCACCTGCACCTGTGTTACTTGAAGAACGACCCCATATAATCTCTTTATCTTGTAAAGATTGAACTCTATCAAAACAGGTATCACCTGCACTTATGTATTGTTGTGATTCTTTGGTATATCTAAGATTAGATGGTCTTTGTAAGTCAATCAGTCTATTTTCAGCATCTACAGTAATTGTAGAGCCATTAGGGTCATCATTTATTACCATTGACTGCATACGACCTTTAAATAAAGTCATAGTGCCTACAGTGGTGTCTGTTCCACATGAAAGATATCCTAAGTAAACAGTTATAAATCTATTTTGATAGTTTTCTGTAAGTGCTAAATCTAGTACAGTTGCATCCATTCCTGCTAAAGCAACAGACAAACCACTAGATTTTAATTCTAGGGTGTCTTCTATATTAGATACAGACAATAAAGTACCAACACCAGTATATGTGCCACCATCTATAGTAAGGTCATAATCACCTGACCATAATCTTACAGTTTCTGTGTCAAACTCTGCTTTGACTGCTAAGAATAATACTTGATGGTCTGCTTCAAGGTAGCTAGTAATAGAACTATCTATCCCACCTCTATTTGACATTTAAACTACCTCAATACAAGAGAAAGATATTCCATAGTTAGAGATATTATCAGCATCCCAGTCAACATCTTTTGTTGTCAATCTAAACAATCCTTTTGGAGTTGCGAATCTTACTAAATGATTTTGTGTAATAGCAGTTCTTAGTTTCGGTTGTATTTTTACCCCATAAGTATCTTCACCACCTATGACATTTAATGTTGCATCATCTGTAACCATTACATACTGAACAGGATTTGCACCTGCTGTTGAACTTGATGTTATTTGTAAGTAATCGCCTTTTTTTATAGTTCCTGTTGCAGAGCTTGAACTTGCTGATAAATTAATTCCTGTAGCACCTTTCTGATTAGATTTGATTGTACAACCTGTTTTATCTGCTTCTGTTACTAAACCACCTGATTCAGATTCTACGACTACTGTATATGAATTAGTTTTTGTAGTTATTTTATCTGTTCCATTATTTTCAGGATTAGCTGAACCTGTAACTACTATAAAGTCTCCAACAACTGCATTAGCAAAAGGTGTTGTATTAGATGGTGCTGTTATTGTTTGTGTTGTAGATGAAAAGTCTAATTCTATGCTTCCCTGATTGATTCTATCTTTTGCCTTGAGATCATTAGCATTGTATGTACCTTGATTAAGTAAAGCATCAGGGTCTGCAAATTTAAAATGATTTACAGGACCATTAAGTTCTAAAAGAAATGATTGCCAATTTTTAGCAACATTCCTACGCATTGGTGGTAGATTAACTGTAGCTTCCCAAAAGACACCATCATATTCTTGTGTTCTTACTTTTCCTGTATATGGAGAAGCCACACTACCGACTGCCCTTCTTAAAACAAAGTTACTCCTAATAAAATTAGGTGTACTTGGCATTGTTACTATCTTAGCCACCTACTAGACTCCTTCTAAAGTTACCACCACGCATTGCTGATTCCTGTACTGCTGCTTTAGTTACATCAGCTATCTGTGGCATCATTTTTGTTACCTCTGCTCTTACAGTAGATACAACGCCTGTAGCAAAGTTTACATTTTGATAAATGTTTATAGGTGTACCACCACCCATAGCGTTTTTGCTGTTCATGTTATTCATAATAGTACCACCAGTATTAGGTACAAATATTTCAGGACCACGTTCTCCTACCATATAAGGTGAACCACCTTGTACTGTTCCACCACCTGCTTTTTTTCCGAGAGAAATTGTAGGTAAAGCATCAGTTCCTGTTAATCCAAATACACTATTTAGAATTTTATTAACAACAGCCATCTGTAAAAAAGTAGCTATGATTTGACTTACTATGTTTTTTGCAAAATCTTTAAAACTATCCAGTGCATTTTCTCCTGCTAGTAATGAATTTACAAAATCAGTGGTAAAGGCATTTGATGCACTAATAATAGTTTGTTGCATGGTATCTGTAAAACTAGTAGTTTCTGCTAACTCATCTTTTGTTTGCTGTAAAAAATCTAAAATTCTTTGTATCTCTTCATCTGTAGCTATTAGTTGACCTGTCTCACCAAGTTTACCTCTCATTGCTTCAACTTTTTGCATCTGTGTGTCTATCTGTTCCAATTCAGGTATTGAATTTTTTAATAGACTATTAAATTCTGACATAAAATTAATATCGCCTTCTAACAAAGTGCTAAGACTAGTTTTTACTTGTTCAGAAGTTTTGTTACTTTTTGTAGTGAGTTCATCAAGCAAAAAATCTATTTCAATTATTGCAGCTATAGCATTTCTTCTATCGGCTATAGGTTGTCCACCTTTGCCTTTTTTAATTTTTGCTTCTGCTACGTTTTGTTTGTCTTGTTGTTCATTTCTCATTTCACGAAGTCTAGCTTCTTGCAATGCAGGGTCAGTTTGACCTGTAATATCTGCTAGAGTTTGTCTGCCTGTCACTTTTCTGATAACTTGCCCTATAGAATTAGCTAAAGCTGTTAATCTATCTGCTAATCCTTTTAAAAAATCTCCTAAACCACTTTTAAATATCTCATCAGCTAGTTGTTTAAAAGCAATAACCATGTTTGATGTTTTTGTTGACAAGTTATCCATCTTGTTTTCCATTGCACCACCAAACTTTACTTGTAATCCATCAGTTAATATCTTAACCATTTCTGCTGCACCTTCAGCAGTTTTACCGAACTGTGAAAGTTCTTCTCTACTTTTACCTAATGCTTCAGTCAAAATTTTAGTTGCAGGTATACCTCTATCGTCTAGTTGATTAATTTCTTCAAGACCCATACCACCTGCTGCTGATCTTTGTACTATTCTAATTAATGCTTCAAATGCACCAAGTTGGTCAATAGATGTTGATGCTGTATCAGCAAATGTCTGTAGCATATCCATGCTTGGCTCAATACCTGCTGACTTTAACTGTATAAATGCTTTTGTAGCATCTTCTATTTGAAATGGTGTATTTTGAGCAAACTTAAAAACTTTTTCCATTGCTTTATCACCTGCTTCAATACTTCCAAATACTTGGTCTAATGAATCTTTTAAATCTTCAAAACCTGCACCAACTCCTGCTATCACCTTCATTGGTATAACCACTGCTGCAATTGCAGCAGCAGCAGCAAGAGCAGGACCTTTGACTTTTGACAAACTACCTGCCATTGAACCAAATGCAGCACCACCTGCTGCACCTGTGACTTTAATTTTACCTTCTATTTGTTTTAATTCTTTTTGAAGCTGTTTAGTATCAGCTTTGATTTGAATAATTAATTCATCAACTTTATTAGCCATCAGGATATAACTCCATCATTTCTTGCAACCTATCTGAATCCATAGGTGCTTCTTTTTCTTCACCACTTGCATGAAAAGTCTTAAAACCTGATATTGCTAAATACATCTCTCTAGGTGAAAGATTCCAAAAATCAGTAGGTCTCATATTCATCATGCCTATACAGATTTTTATATAATCTGCCCAGTTGATGCTTACAGAGTTCACGCTACTACTTTTTTTTTATCTACTTCCTCTTCTGAGTCGTTATCGGTTAATGTTGCAACTAAGAGTTTAGCTACTTCGGTTGATGCTACTACTATTCCTACACTAGAAATGATTTCACCTACTTTCTTATCATCATAATCATTGCCACCACCTCTAAGGGCGTGTCTTAAAACAACTATTAGAGTACGAATACGCACTTTAGCTTCAGCAATGGCAGTAGCTAATTCTAAAATGCCTTTATCTAATTCGTCTTCAATTCTTACTAATGCATCTATTGTAAGTCTGCATTTATAAGTTTCACTACCTAATGTTAGAGGTATTTCACCCTTTAGTGGATTTGCCATCTGACTTTTCTCCTTTTGATTCACTTGCTTTTGCAAGTTTTATTTTTAATATATTATCTCTTGTATCAATGACTGATGACATAACTTGCATCATTTTGCCATTTACTTTGATAGTATCTTTAATATCACATACTGGTATATCTAATTGATCTCCATTAAACATACCATGTACATCTTGATTGTTAATTTTAAGTAATACTTTTTCCCAAGCCATAAGTTACTCCTTATGCTGCTGCAAATGTAATGTATCCTGCTGATTCAAAAGACATTGAGTATGTTGCTTCACCATTATATTCACCTGAGTACTCTAAAGATGTAATTTGGAAATTACCTGTATAAGTACCTAAGTTAGGTATTATAAATTGAAATGCTTCAAATGCTGCTGTTTGTGCTGATGAACCATTTGATGTATTTTGTTGTGCTTGAAATGCAGTTCTTACTGCAACTTCTGCTGCTGAATCTGTAAATACTCCTGAACCACTAATAGAAATACTATTAACTCCTGCTCCTGCTAATAAAGTTCTAGTACCAAGACTGTCTTTATTAGTTATATCTACTGATTCTTCATTAAGTGTGATTGATGTAGACCTTAAACCACCAATAGTAGTTTTAGTTCCACTGATGTCAATTTTCATTAAAACATCTAAACCTTTCTGTGCTGCCATTTTTTTCTCCTATAAATTAGTTAGTTCCTAATATTATTGCTCGGAATCGCATGACTCCATGTCTAGTAACACCGTCTGGGTCTCTCATTATATCACTATATTCAAATCTGAGGTTAATCAAATTGAAACCAGTAACAGTTAAGTCTATATCATGCAATAAATCGTGTACCTTGTCCATTATTTGTTTTGTCTCCTTACTACCTTTGTATTGTGACCAAATATGAATATTGATTGTGTATTCTCCACCTGTTAAATCTTTTGTACTGTAATCAATGGCTGTTTCTTCACCAAGAGTAATAAATGGATAGGTGTTGCCTTCTATAACTTCATCATAAACACCACAGGATAAAGTAGATGTGATCGCACTTACGTTTAAAGCAGAATAGATAGCACTCTGTAATTGAAACTGTCCAATACTCATTTAAGCACTCCTTTTTTAAACATGCTTTCTATCTTTCTTCTATTCTTTTCTAATGCAGGTTGCATAAAAGGTCTTTCAGTCATTTGTGTTGTTCCAAACTCTAATGCCTTTGAATAGGGTGCTGATGATATAATTTGACCTACAACAGTTCCATTGGACTTAACATCTACATCCATTGTAATTTGACTAGCTAAGAATCCTGTATCACTAGCAGGTGGTTGATTTGGTGCAGATGCTGTATGTGTTCTTCTTGGTTCATACTTTTCGTATGTTCTACCAGTACCACCTTTTAATATGCTTTCTTTAGCTGTGTTTTGCACCATCATAGTTCCACGAGTTACATATTCTTTAACTTTGTTATCTTTTAATCTTTTTTCTAACTTTTTGTTAAATGCTTTGAGATTGGTAATTTTTAAATCAATACTCATATTGCTACGCCTTCTTCACATAACAATTTTAAGAATCTATCTCTTTCATCAACATTTACAATACCTTTAACATTAAAGTTACGAGTACCATAAGTAACCCTACTATTAGTAGATATATTGCTCATATAACGAATTGTAACCTCGTGTGTTACCTTCTCTTGAACCATGCCTTGCCTATATGTGCTATTAGCATTAGTTGGCTTTATATTGGCGTATATAAATGTGACTGGAGAATAAGATTGTGAAAGACCACCACCTGCATCACGAGTATTAGTAGCATTTTCTACTTTGACCCTATATCGCATCTTGCCGATACTGTTAGCCATATTAACCTAATGCCATTAATGAAGATGAGCCTAAACCTTTATGCACGACATATGGTGCATATAAAGACCTTAACATTGGTGGATAAGGCAATTTAGCATCATACATATCACCTCTATGCTCATAAAGGTAAGCTATGTGTTGTAGTATGCCTAGTCTTATTGGTTCAGGAATATTATATTGTGATGTGTAACCTGCTATATATTTAACTTCTATAGCATTAGCTACTCTTAGTGCTGTAGGAAAAGATGAGCCTGTTCTTAAAACAATTCTTGCTGGTTCTCTAGCATTGTCTACATAGTATTTAGTAGCATCCATAGTAGTAGCTGTATCTGAATCATCATAGGTCTTAACATGGGTTACAGAAGCTACTGGCGATCTTGGTAAAACTACATAGTTTTTATAATAATTAAGGTAAGGACCAGTTCTTAATCCTTCCCATAAAGGGTCAAAAGAATCTTGGAAAGCATCTAAATAAAGTATTAATGTTTGAGTCATCAAAGCTCTACCTGTGTGTTCTTCACAGAACCTTCTAGCTGTTTCTATAAAAGGTCTAATAATCCTTTCGTCAGTAGAATCATCAACTCGTAAGTATTCTTTAACTTCTTGTAATGTTACTGGCTCTTGTGTTGGTTCTACGCTTACTGTTAATCCTGCCATTAGATAAATGCTCCTATGACTTGTGATGCAATGATTAATGCATACAGACCCCAAATTTGATGTTCCATACGAACAAATCTTTTAGAACCTGATTCCATACGCCTTTCTATATTTTCATAGCGTAATGCACATATCTGTTCGTGCAATTCCAACTTAGTGAGATCAGTTGGGTTTGTTATTTCCACTTTCGGCATCTTCATCATTTACTTCCATTTCTTCAGGCAAATTCTCTTTGAGTTCTGCCATGTAATGATTGATTAGTACATCTGCTTTTTCTATTTCAAACTGTGCATTTGCAACCAATTCATTCTTTTGTTTTTGAATGATGGCTAGTTTGTTATATAAAACTTTACCTTCATCAGACATGTCATCTATAAGATATTGTTTATTAACATCTTTGTCATCTACCTTTTCAGTAAGTGTTAAAACCTTTGGTTCTTCGTTTACTATATTTTCGTTAGCTTCTGCCATTATTAATTCTCCTAATTAAAAGTATTAGTCTATCACTATCCTTCCAATGTTTCTATTCTAGTTTTTAAATCGTCTATTATTGTTTGTTGTTCTTGTATAGCTTTTACAAGCAATGGTGTGAGTTTTCCATAATCCATAGTTTGTATTTCTTCGCCATCTTTTTCACCTTTAACTACATAAGGAACTATCTCTTGAACTTCATGTGCTATAAAACCTTCATCAGTTTCTTGTGATTTTTTCCAATCAAATTGAACTGGTTTTAATTTATTAACTCTATCTAAACCATCTTTTAGAGGTATCACATTTTCTTTTAATCTGTAGTCTGAACCAGCGTTGTAAGAAACTGCTGAACCATTAGTTGAAATATTACCAGTATTACCACCATCTGACCTAAATTGAACATGAGGACTACTTGAGCCATTACTCATATTTAAAATTAAATTTATATCATCATTAGTTGCGTTAACTTGTTGTCCACCACCAAAAGAATGACCATAATTAGTTGTGCCATTTGAAAGTCCTGAAGCTGTTGTGGTGCTTACTAACAATGTTCCACTACTATTTATTCTCATGCGTTCTGAACCTAATGTGTCAAAACGTAAATAATCTTGTGCATTATTAAAGGTTATTTCTTCTCCTGCACCATTACCTATAGTATTTGAAAGGTAGATGTCTTTGAATCTTTGACCTGATGCACCTAAATCAATCGCATTATCTCTACCACTATTACCTGAACCTGAAGATGTGAATGGTCTTATACAGTCTAATGAATCAGCAAATTGAACTGCTGTATCACCAGTACCAATAACTATATCACCACCTTCAGTACCAATACTTCCAACTACATTTCCTTGTTTGCGTAATACTAAGATACTTCCATCATTAGAGTTGTTCTTGCCAATTTCCATAACAGCACCATTAGCATCTGTAGCAATTTCAACTTTACCTGTTGATGCTGCATAACCAAAACCTTTTTGAGAAGCAAATCCACTAGCAGGATTAACAACTGTATTACCCACCAACAAGTTACCTGATGAGTCTATTCTCATGCGTTC